CATGTCTTATGTCCAATCCTTGGTTATTATTTTGGTATTGGTCTTGCAATGTTTATTCGTAAAGTTTGGGCGCTTGGTTATGAATTTGTTTCTTTTTTGAAAAGAAAAAGTTTACTCCATTTGGTGAGATATTTCAGAAATAAAAGAATACTTTGGCAAAACAAAATCTTATATGCACAGCGTCTTATACGTAATGCTGAAATTGTATTTAATTGTGCATCAGTTAATACTCTTTATGCTAAAAATTTTAAAAAAATACCGAGAATATTAAATTTACCAGCACTTACTGGTTCTTTAAAGAGTATATGTAAAAGAAGAATTATTATGGAAGAACAAGGTATTACATCTTTAGTTAAAATGGATCCTAGCACTTTTCCGATATTTGTTGGTATACTCACTCGGGTTCAATCATGGTATTCATTTGAATATGAAGCAGAATGTAGTTGTGGTGAAGTCATAATGGGCAAAATTGCTTTAAATTTTACTTGTTTCCAGAATATGTATGGTGAAGTATATGCTAAAATGCGAGAAGTTTTTAGTGAAGATGAAACCTATGAACTTAGAAATTTGGAAATTATAGTGTCTCTAATGCATGAAATTATAGGTGTTCATTTACAACAAGTATGGAATTTGAGAGAGAAAGTTTATGATATGTTGCAATTACCTTTTGTTAATTTAAATGAATACGATATATGGTCTATGTACAATCAGGAACATATTGAATCAGAATCAGAGAATGAAGATATACAAGATCAGATGATGTCGGATGATACTTACAAGAGATTAGAGATTATTAACAATATGGTTAGAAATGAACCAGATAGAACGATCTGTAAGATTATATTATCGAAACATCAACTTACAAAAGATGATACATTGATATTTAAAAACCCAATTACAAAGGAGTTTCTTGAAAATTGTGATAATTATATGGTGAAATTGAATGCGAATATTGTTGGAAAAGAAGTACTTGAAGAAGAATTTCGCAGACTTAATATCAAATCAGTTGCACAATTATCACAAAAAGGTGAAGAATATAATAAATATATAATATCAGATTGGGTAAATATACCACGATTGTTATCAGATTTAGATAAAAAAGATAAAGGACAACAACATCGTATATGTAAAAAAATAATTATGCAATTAAATGATAA